ATCCTAAACTTATCGAAACGGATAAAGATATGACAAACAACGTTAAAGACATCTTAGATGATGTTCCCAATGGAATTTTTGTGGGGTAATTGAATGTCAGAAGATAACAAATGGAGCAAACCAACATCTCCTCCTCCTCCAATGTTCTTTGGAAAGAAGGAAAGAGACCTTGTCAAGCAGGTCAACGATGAAATCATTGAAAGAGTCGTTGGTCAACAGGTTTTGTATTTTCCAATCGACATTGATCACACAAATTTTCATCCATTATATGGAGAAGCCATTGAAAAAACCTTTCTTCCTCCAATAAGAGTTCATGCTCTTGTTGAATTTCAGGGTGTTGAGACAGCAGGTGCTGAAAATTTATACTTGGATAAGCTCACGAAGATAAAAGTCAACTTTCATAAGCGAAGATTGACCGAAGATCAGGATTTATACGTGAGAGAAGGTGATTTTGTTCGCTATGGAGAGGTTTTTTACGAAATTGTTAAGTTAATAGAGCCAAGATTACTCTTTGGGCAAGTCGAACACCGCTTCGAGATACAAGCAGAGTGTATAAGATCAAGGGATGGACTGTTTAATGCCGAATAAAGTGATAGAATTGCAACCTTCAACCATTGAGACCATTGATACGGGTATTTATAAGTTTGTGGACGAGAAATTAGCTCTCCATACAACGACAAATGAAGGTTTTAAGAAGGTTCCGGTGCTTTGGCTTGGTTCAGAAAGAGCACATCAGATAAAAAACAACAAAGACATCAGAGATAGTGTCGGAAAGCTTAAATTACCTTTGATTTCTATCAATCGTGAGTCAATTGCAAAAGACCCGAGTTTCAAAGGTTCTTTTCAGGCACACTTGTTTGAAGAAGGTGACTATAAGGGCGGTGCTATCACCAGAGTTCGTAGAATTCAGCAAGAGAAGACAAGAAACTTCGCAAATGCTGACTTTGCTCGAGGGGTCAAGAACGCTAAAGACACAGGAAGGAGTGATAATAAGAAAATAGTATATGAATACCTTACTTCCCCAATACCAACCTATATAACTGTTATGTATAATGTTACATTGCGCACCGAATATCAACAGCAGATGAACGACCTCATGACCCCCTTCATTACAAGAACAGGGCAGTTAAATTCTTTTCTATTCTCGGAAGATGGACATAGATATGAAGCGTTTATCGAACAAAGCTTTTCAGAGAATAAGAATGTCACTAATCTTAATGAAGATGAGAGAATGTTCGAGACAAAGATAGCCATTAAAGTATTGGGCTATTTGATAGGCGAGGGCATCAACAGGGATAAGCCACAGATAACCATTAGAGAAAATGCTGTTGAAGTTAAAATATCTCGCGAGAGAGTTATAACAGGCGATAAAGCTCCATGGAAAAAGAAAAATAAGGACTATCGAGAATAAGTCCTTTTGAAATATAAGCGTACTATTTACTTGAGAATAATAGTTTTAAGGAGAATTTTTAATGCCTAGCAAATTTGATTTTATTTCACCCGATATCTTACTTAGAGAGATCGATGAAAGCCAGCTTCCCACAGAAGCTACCGACGATGGTATCTTGATCATCGGGCAATCTAGTCGTGGGCCAGCGATGAAGCCTACAAGAGTTTCTAACCTAGATGACCTGTATACAGTCTTTGGAAAGCCAATTAGCGGCAAGCAAAGCTTAGGGGATATTTCTCGTAAAGGTAACGATGCTTTGCCAATGTATGGACTTTACGCAGCAGAAGCTTGGCTAGCTTCAGAAACATCACCAGTTACGTTTATGAGATTAGCTGGTGAAGATACAAGCACCACTACGGCTGCTGGTTGGGACCTTGGTGGGGGCGCTCTTGGAGCAGGTGCCAGTGCCAACACGACAGCATATGGCTTATGGGTATGCCCTTCAGCCTCAGCAGGAACTTCAAATGGTACTCTTGCTGCCATTCTGTACACCAAAGGGGCTTCTATAACCCTAAATGGTACTAAAGCAGGAAATTCAGACACCACTTCTTCTGTTGGGACTTTCATTGTATCTAATGCTGCGAACGCTGGTTTCAAGCTTGATATAACAGATGGCACAACATCAACATCAATTTCATTTGATTTAGACCCAGATAGTCCAAACTTTATCAGAAACAAGGCAAATACTAATCCACATCACTTCGTTTCAGGTCAAAAAGATGACAATACAGCTTTGGCCTTAGAGAATAAATACTTCTTAGGTGAAACTTTCGAAACTGAGGTTATAGAAACATTGACAACAGCTGGATCGGGCTCTTCCGGAAAGCAGTTTGGAGTTTTGTTTCCACTTGCTAGTGGTTCTGCTACGAATAACTGGGTTGAAAAGAACATGGCTGCTGCACCTGCCAAGACAGGGTGGTTTTTTGCAAACCACGAGTCACCTACCACTGATTGGGCTAACTACGATGCATCAGCTCAAACCAAATTATTCAAACTAGTTTCTCTTCATGAAGGTGAGGCATTCCAAAAAGAATATATGGTTCAAGTTGCAATCGATAAGCTTGGTACTGGATCAGCTGATCCTTACTCTAGCTTTAGTGTGAATATTATCAACAAGAATCTTGTTTTAGTCGAATCATTCAGCGGATGTAACCTAAATCCAAATTCAGACAATTTCATTGCAAAGAAGATTGGTAATCAAGTTATCTCTTACAACTCTACCAAGAATAAGTATATTGTCTCCGGAGAGTACGAGAATCAATCTAATTATATTTATGTTGAGATGAGCAATGAATATGCTAACGCAAGAAGCGCTGCTCCTTTCGGATTCTATGGACCAGCAAAGCCAAAGTCTTTCAGAATTGCTTCTGGCTCAGCTGATCTGGATGATGGAATTACAACAGCCTATGTGTTGAGCCCAGATGATGTTGCAGTTTATGGTGGTCACGGAGTGTCTTCTCAATTTGCTGAATTGCATATTGACATGTCCGCATCTTTCTCTTGGCCTTCGTTCCGACTCACAGATAATGGATCTAACAATGGACAACATTATGGTCGTGGAAAGAACTTAGGTGTTCGCCACTATAGATCTTCAAAGGTAGGATTCAAGCCTTATCAGCCAAATGTTTCAGAAGACTACTTTGATATTGCTAAGAAGCTTCCTAATTCTTTGGATTCATATGAAGCTGGCTCAAATACAGAGATAGCTTTCTACTTCTCTCTCGATGAAGTGAGAGTAGATTCAGCAAACTCTAGCAAATATTACTACGAATCTGGTTCTCACGCTGCTGGTAACTCATATGTAAAAGCTAATGGCCAACAAGCACTATTAGATGCTGGTATGAATAGGATCGTTGCTCCTTTCTTCGGAGGGTTTGATGGAGTTGACATTACCTACGTTGATCCATTCTCAAGTCGTCGTGTGCTTGATGGTGCAACAGTTACTAGCCATTATGCTTACAAAGCAATTGACAAAGCAATTGATGCTATTAAAGACCCAGAACAAGTAAGTTATGATGTTGTTGCTATGCCCGGTATCTGGAATAGTGAACTAGTCGACACTCTTTTAGATAATACAGAAGATCGTGGAGATGCTCTGGCAATTGTTGATATGAATTCTGGTTTCAAAGGAGATCATGAGTATAGCTCTGGGAACGCATCAGCCGGTAGTGTAAGTTCTGCTGTATCTTGGGCAAATGCTCGTGATTACAACACAAGCTATGGAGCAGCTTACTATCCTGAGGTTGTTCTCGGTTCTCCAGATGAAGGTCTCGTTGTTCCTGCTTCTGTTGCTGGTGTTGGTGCAATCGCTTCTTCTGAAGCAGCATCTGGTGCTCCTTGGTTTGCCCCTGCTGGTTTCAATCGTGGTGGAATCAAAGATCTTGGAGGTTCAAAAGGACCCAAGGTTAAGCGTGCCGCTGAAACCTTGACAAAAGCTGAAAGAGATAAGCTTTACCAAGCTAACGTAAACCCAATTGCAAACTTCCCCGGAGAAGGACCAGTTGTGTTCGGACAGAAGACTCTTCAACAAACTCCTTCGGCTCTTGACCGCATCAACGTTCGTCGTCTTATGATTTATCTTAAGAAGCGTATTGGTGCTGTTGCTCGCACAGTTTTGTTCGACAACAATGTTCAGGCAACTTGGAATCGCTTTAAAGCACAAGCACAGCCAATTCTTGCAGATGCTAAAGCACGATTTGGTCTTGCAGAGTACAAGCTTGTTCTCGATGAGACAACAACAACACCTGATTACATTGA